ACTAATAACTTTAGCTGTATAACTATGCACATCAAAGCCTGTGGATACTTCTTCTATAGCTACCTTGTCCTGACTAAGGAATGCAGCTACACGAAACTCTAGCTGTGCAAAGTCTGCTTCCATTATCTGTCCACCTTCCCATCGTGATACAAATACTTTCTTCACTGGGAATGTACCACCACGAGGCATGTTCTGCATGTTAGGTTCTGTACTTGATAGCCTACCTGTAGCTGTTGTACTCTGACGTAACTTTACGTGTAGCATACCATCAGCTTTTGTGTAGGTAGATATACCCTCGACAAAACTTGAGAGATAAGTATCTAATGCAGACAGTCTACGTACTCTTTGTAGAAACAATACAGCATCATTCAATCCTTTCTCTCGTGCTACTGTCTCTAGTCTTACGAGGTTGTCCTTACCTGTACGAAATCCATTTGCACTAATCCAATCAGAGTTAGGTGCAGTAAACTTTAGACCTGCTATCTTACCTGTATCAGTAAACATGTACCCTGTTGCACTACACTCTAGACACTTGTTTGTTTTAACAAATGGTGTACCATTCTTTCGTGTCTTACGTACCTGCCCTGTGCCTTTACATTTAGTACACTGCTTTGCTTTCTGTTTATACAAGACAGATGAGTTCTTCTTTATTGTAGAACGAAACTCCTGATCATCTGCACGTGGATCAAACGCATTAGCCCACATAGGTTTGTCATGTGGCTGACGACTAAAGATAACCCACGATAATTGTTCTGGGCTATTCAGATTAATAGGTCTGTCACCCATCAAGTCACTTACCTGTACATCAAGTAGGGATAGTAACTCATTCTTCTCAGTTTCAAACTCTTTGCGTACTTCTTCTAGTGCATTCAAGTCTACCTTAAACCCACGTTGATATATACGTGTGAGACTATCAGCTATTCTGTTAGTAAGCTTCACTGTATCTACGAGTCCTGTATCTTCCCCACTCAACTTACAATCTATCTTCTTGAATAGATCCATCGTTGCATGTAAGTCAGCAGACAGGTACTCAGACAACTCATCGTGTGGTATTTCTCTGGTTGTATACCCTTTGTTGAAGTAGTCCTTTAATGTACCCATCTTCTGTGTTTCACAGTTGTATCTCTCAGCCAAGTAGTCAAGGCTAAGAGGTTCCTTCTGTCCACGTTGTAGTATGTAAGCACCAAGCATAGTATCAAACACCTCACCAGTATAGGTGAAACCTGACTCCCACAACCATATAAGATCATGGGCTGCATTATGCATCACCAAGAGGTGTGTATCATCCAGAATGTTCTGGACAATACGACCACCCTCAGTAGTAGGTTGCTGCTCACTATGGTCAAAGGTAATTATCTTTTGCTCAGAACCAGATGGCCCTTGGCATAACATACCTACCATAGTAAGAGAGTTCTCTGCCTCGAATGGATCAAGCATAAGCTTACCATTACGTTTCAGAGTTGTGTTCTCTACATCTAGTACTGTTACATGTTTCATTTCATTTCCTCTATCTTTACTACAATATAGCTATCAAGTATATCTCGTACCATTTGTGGGCCATGAGCAAACAAAGTTATACTTTCTGTGTCATGCTCTGCATTGATCTCATACTCCACGTAGTACTTAATTCTTGGTGCTTTTAACATCATCCTTTTCTACTCCTTTTATCACATTGATTGCATCTTGTACAGACATTTTAAACCACTCACCATTATCATACTTACTATGTTGTTGGGCTATTTGTTTTGCTCCAATATGCACAGCCTTCTCTGCTTCTGCTCTACTAGAAAATACACCAGACACATACTCTAACGCATAATCCCTATAAGGACTATAAGTTTGATAGTCTTTAAATCTATTGTGACCATCATGCGCTCTTCCAATCTTAACCCAACCATCAAAAGCAGGGTTTGTAATTACATATACTACACCATCTGGTGGTCGTTCATTGAGTGCAGGTTTACTACGCCCACTTGATTGCGCTTCTTGTATTGCCTTGAGTACAGTTGTATCTCCTAGATCAGATAGTGTTAGACCCTCAGTTGATAACATCTTCTTTAAACTTCTCTTAGCCTTGTTATAGTTACGTTGATATTCTCGTTTATGGTCTGCGTTATCTTTATAGTATGCTGTCTTACCTGTACGAGGATTTATTTCATTCATATCTAACATTAAGTTCTCCCTATATTAATTAAAATTAAACTACTAGACTTCATATCGTGCTGTCTTATAGTTGAGTTCACAATGAACTATACCATGCCACCCTGATAGTTTATTCTTTACTACGTTTAAGTGACGCTGAGTATCTTCTTCATCCTGCCCTTCGACAGGTGGATTCTTAGCTATGAGTAACATGAGGTCAGCTTCAGCAGCTTTACCTGTACGTGACCCTTCCATCATAGCCTGATTCAATACAACTTTATTCTCTGCATCAGCAGATAGCTGTGACATATAAAAGATAGCACAACTATGTTGCTTGGCTATCTGTCGTGCATGTATTGCATTTGCCTTGAGTGCTTCATCTGCTCTGGCAAACCCTTGTGTCCTAGCAAACTTATCACCCATGTCTAGTATAACTACATCAGGCTTGTAAGATTTACATACACTCTCAACCCATGCCATATCTCTACTGGTAGAGTCCTTGATCTTTATGTTACTACTGATCGTAGAGTATATGTCACGTGCCTTGCTTGGATTAGTTTTAATCTCCTGCATGGTCATACCTGTAGCTGCTGTTAAATATCTAGCACCCACACGATGTGAACCTTCTTCGTTACACAACACAATACACTTTGCTCCTTGCTGTGCAAAACCATTTGGCCCTGCCACTAAGCTTGCATGGAACGATGTCTTACCTGTGTTAGGTCTAGCACCTATCTCAATCAAGTGTCCTTCATTCACACCTTCTATCTTACGTGTGAGTGTAGGTATGTTGAACACCCATCGTGCTTCCAGATCATTCTTGGCAAGCAGTGTCTCAATGTCCATGTCATCCCACTCAATGTTTAAGTCAGGTGTAAAGTCATCACCATATTGCTCAAGTATATTACGTATAGGCTCAAGCGTAGCCTTCGTACCATTGACATAATCAAAGCCAATATTTGCTATCTCTTCTCCTATCACCTGTTGGAATAACTTAGACAACACTTCCTGTGCTACGTCATTACCCATAGGTGCTTCTTTCTTTATCTGATTAAACAAAGATGAGTATGCTTGTTTCTGTGCTGTCGTTAGCTGTGCATTACTGGACATAAACAATGCCTCAATCTCAGCAGGTGTAACAGTACGCTCGTATCTCTCCATCGCTAGGTCTATTGATGCCTTGATCTTGCGTACATCTTTGCTGAACAAACGATCTGGGCAACGTGCGCCACGATGATCGTCATAGAAACCTCTGTCCATAAGGCTACGTATTAATGATAGTTCCATGTTTTATTCTCCTAATGCTGTAAGGTTTTGAATGTCGTTAGGATTACGGTATTTCAAATCATCTGTTAATTTTAAGGCACGAACTGTTGGTACATGCCCCCTTAGTTCTTTCGTAAACTGTAGCGTCTTGGGTAGTGCGTCAGGGTCTAGTGCTACAATGGCTGTTGAGAACTGCGATAAGAACCTCTTGTGTGCTTCTGATAGTGACGTACCCAACACAGCGACCCCAACATATACATCACTACCTACAATCGCAGCACTTATGCAGTCCTCAACAACTACAGCGACACTACCACACCCATATGAGTAGGGCAAGTCGCTCTTACCATATCGTTTCCACTTTGGTAGTCTATGTGTGATACTTCTGCCACTAGCATCTACCATCACACCTGATTTAACCACAGGAAATACGACACGGCTCTCCTTTACATCATACAACAGACCCAGTCTATCAGGATCTAAATCCCATTGGTTACAGAACGTACCTATTGCTGTGTTATCTCTTACTAACCACTCAGGTTTACTGAATGGAATCTCTTTTGTTTCTTCAGCTACATGTCCAAGAGACTTACGTATATCATCACTTGTTAAGTGTACACGTGTACCCCCTGAGTACTTGCAACTTGCCTTATAACAATTCCACATGATTGATCCCATGTTATTAGTGATAGTAAAAGTCTTGTACCCATTACAAGCAGGGCAACTCATTCTTCTTGTCTCACCATTAACAAGTGATAGATCATTTATAATATTATTTATATTCATATGTATCACTTTCTTTGTTACAACTTGTTGTTGATTGTAAGCTATCTGATCTTTGTGTCAATGCAGAATTTGCACTGGCATATGTATGTTTCATGTAGGGTTGCACAGAAGACACATGTGTATGCCCAGTCACTGACATAACTTGTGGCAATGGTACTCCTGCGTCCACCATTTGTGTAACTCCTGTCCTTCTCAAGTCCATTAGACGTAGGTTCTCAGACAGCGTAGCCTCACGCATGATAGCCCTTCCATTTTTAGATAGTCGCTGCAAGGTATAAGGTTCAAACCCACCTTGTACGGGCTTGGGATGAGGTGCT